GTGGGGCGGACCCGAGGATCGTGACGCCGACATCGACATCGCCACCGTCGTCCTCATCGAGGCTGGCTTATCAAGCTGGAAAGATGAACCATACCGCGCGACCATCATTACGGAGTTCCGCGGCGGCGATGCAGACGACCAGAGTACAGAGCGTGCGTTCTCATCGAGCGAAGCGTTGTGTGCGTATCTGGAACAACACATCGCTGATCTGCGCGCCAAAGGCTTCGTAACCGTCCGCTACAAGGCAAATGGTCTCCCAGTTGACTGGCTGAATTCCATCAACCTTCCCTCCCCCAACGTAGAACAATGACATCCGTAATTTTCGATGGGAATCATGTCGCCCACCGCGTCTGGCGCACCTCTATGGGTGGAGGTCTGGCGGGTAGTCGGGGGCTGAGTACCCAGCGCGGCAAACCTTCAGGCGTCGTACACGGGGTGCTTTCCTCCATCGTGTCCGTGCTCGACTTGCTACAACCAAGCCACACATACATCGTATGGGACCGGAAGTCCCGTCATCGTCGTCGCCTCCTCGCAGAGTACCGCACGAAGCTGGAACGTGATCACCACGAGCTACTCGCAGAGACTCCCCATCAGTACAAAGAGAGCCGCTACAAGGATCGCACGAACGCGGACCACACGGCCTTCCAGGAGGAGCTACTCCCGCAGATGCAGGACTTGCAGTACATCATGCCCCACGTCGGCATTCGCTCGCTCTGCGTGAACGAAGTCGAAGGCGACGACCTCATCGGCATCGCAGCAGACATCCTCTCGAACCATGGCGAGGTCGTGATCGTGTCTAGCGACAACGACCTGTATCAGCTACTGAACGACACGACGCGGATGTACGACCCCATCAAGAAGACCTTCTTCACCGCCGAAGACTTCCGTCGCATCTACGGCATCGAGCCGGCACGCTACCCCGAAATCAAGGCCCTGATGGGAGACGACCAAGACGACATCCCCGGTATCCCCCGCGTTGGAGAGAAGACCGCCATCAAGCTGGTGCAAGAGGCAGGCGACATCGTATCCCTCTTCGATCTGTGTCGCGACGCGCCAACGAAGCCGATCATGAAGTTGATCCCTGACTACCAGCGCCAGGTGGAGTTTGCCTACAACATGAGCTTCATCCTCTCCAGCGTGGGCGAATTGGACCCCGATCAACAGACCGAATTTCTCAGCCAGTGGCGTTCACTGGCAGCGGTCGATTGGGATGAAATACGAGCCTTCTGTCAGAGATATGAATTGAACAAGGTCTTCGGAGAATTGACGAAACTTCTCGTGACACAGGCCGACGAGGGAGCACTCGCGAAGTGCAACACAGTCGAAGAAGTATTCGCCTATTGGGGGGACTGCCAACGCTGTCCGCTCCACGAGAACCGTATCCACCTCGTGAAGTATGGGGGGAGTCCTACAGCAAAGATCGCTCTCTGCGGCGAGGGTCCAGGGGCGTCTGAAAACATCCTCGGCGAACCGTTCATCGGGAAGGCGGGCAAGTTCCTTGCCGAGCACTGTCTCAAGCCCAATGGGCTCAGCCGTGAGGACTTGCACATCCTGAACACTGTCTGCTGCCGCCCGACCGACGAGAACGGTGACAACCGTGCTCCCGGTAAGGACGAGATGGCGGCCTGTCATCCCCGCCTGGTGGCACAAATCAGGGTCGTGGCGCCTAAGGTCGTCGTCCTCATCGGAGACAAGGCGCTCAAGGCGTTCTTCCCCGAGTCGGGCAAGATCAGCCAGGAGCGGGGTGCCGATACCCCCATGGCGCACGCCAACTTCCCGGGGGTAGCCTTCGTGGCGGTTTTCCACCCCTCCTACCTCATGCGCCTGCGCCCGAACCATTCCCATCGCATCAAGTCCGCAACGGACTGGAAGTACATCCGCAGGCTGGCCGACGAACTGACCGATTGACATTTTCGTGTAACCCTGTACGCTAACCATGAGCAGGTTGGCTCAAGTCGAATGCTCAAAAAACTCAAACGGAGGAAGCATCGTGGCAAACAAAAGGATTCCTGACGCAATAGCTGGTGTCGAGCTTCACACTCTCACGCGCAGTCCAGAGGGTCGCACCCACAAACTTCTCAAGACCCTGGCGTCTCGGGGCGTGAAAAGCGTAGACATCGAAGACCTGTCGATGATCGACCGATTCCGACTTCTGGCGTCTGCGTACCTGACGGTCACTGACGCCATGGACGGTGCGGCCGAGCCTGCACTCCCGCCTGACGGGGCACTAGCAGCGCTTGCGGACGAACAGCTCGACTGAATGACCAGCGACCTCAAAGTGGTCGCGATCTTCGGGTGGCGGAAGGGGGGGACAGGCGCACTGGTCGATGTCTTCGTAAACGACCGGAAGCTCTCCTCCAGCAGCGAAGGCGCCGAACTCGTTTCGAACCCCGCACATCGTGCTCGTGAGATGTGGTGGGCAGCGAAACTCGAAGTGGCACCGGAAACGGTTGTCACCCTAGACGTGAAGGTCGGTGTGAAAGGGTCCGGTCGTGACAGCGAACGCACGCAAGTGAATCGTTATGTCGTACGCGAAGGCGCTGCAATCAAGGAAGTCTTCGTCCCGAAGGTCGGCTTTCGTCACTTCCCCCTGCTCAAGGGGCCTTTCACCATCCTAATTGAAGAATCCGACCAAGACGCGACAGACAGGAAAATAGAAGGCATGCTGGAGGAGATTGAGTGATTCTCGCTACGCCGATTAAAGGCGGCAAGAAAGGCCGCCTCGTCCTCCACGTACGGGATGCGTCGGACGCTGCACGCCAAGCCGCGAAGTCGCTCCTCACCGCGCGAGACAACCCGCTCGAAGCTACCGTCACCATCGGTGTCGAGGACTTCCCCGTCCTGGGGCAGATGCTGGCAACTCTCAAAGCCCCTGAAGTCGAAGACACAGAGATCACTCCTGAGGCCCAAGCTGTTGTCGAGGACTTCTTCACCCGCCGGGATCATCTCCTTCAGGTGAAGAACGAGCCATGCGACCCCACGTGGCTCCAACAGGTGAAGGGGTGGAAGTCGAACCCCTACCCCGACCAGTTGCAGTGTATTCGCTTCCATGTGGAGCGAGGGCGGAGTCTCGAAGGCGGGGAAACGGGGATTGGGAAAACCCTTATCCTCCTCTACACGTTCCTCTACTGGAAAACCCTGGGGTTGGCCGACAAGGCGCTCATCCTGTGCGTCAACACCGGGAAGCTCGATTGGGAAAAGGAGGTCAAGCTCCACACTGACCTGAAACCCTTCATGGTCGGAAATGGTTCCCAAGCGGTGCTCAGCGACCTTCAGCGGTTCGAGAACAGCGACGCCAACGTATTGATTCTCCACTACGAGGCACTCCTCACGAATACGAAGTCGAAGGCTGATGTCTTCAGCTACCTGAAGAAGATGAAATTCGGCTACGTTGCCGTGGATGAAGTCCACACCCTCAAGAACCCGAAAACACTCCGCCACAAGCGAGTCTTGGAGATCGTGGAAGACTGGAAGGACGCCAAGCTTGTCTGCGCGACAGGCACTGCCATCGACGGCAACCCCAAATCCGCCTGGGCGCCGCTCAAGCTCGTGGAGGCGCAGCAGGACCGCCACTTCCCCTCCTACTACGACTTCTGCCGCCACTTCATCGAGTACGGGACGAAGTTCTTCTACCGCCGTGAGATCAAGGTCGAGATCGGCTTCAAAAATCTCTCCCACCTCAAGCCGTGGCTCGACTACACCTCCATCCGCTACCTGAAGGCGGACGTGCTGGGGCGCCCATCCAAGATTTGGCAAACCCGCATCGTCACGCTAAAGGGCGCACAATTGGAATTGTACAATCAGGTGAAGGAGGCGGCGAAGGGCAAGCTCAAGGAAGAAACTGCGACAGACATCTCCCTCGTTGGGCTTGCCAACATCACCCTCCGGCTCCGACAAATCCTCAATCATCCCCGCCTAATCGACGGGCTGCTCCACTACGAAGGCGACAGTGCCAAATACCTCGAACTGGACGACGTAATCGAAGAAATCCTCTCCAACCCAGAAGCACAGATACTTGTGTGGACACAGTGGAGGGACGCCGTAGACAATCTCGTGAAGAGATACAAACAATATGGGGCTATCGCCTTCTATGGCGGCTCCGACGAGTACAAAGTCCGCGCGGCAGTCGAAGGCAAAAAGGCTCGCGTCGTCATCGCAATCCCAGAAAAGGCAGGAACGTCGGTTGATTTCCTAAAAGTCTGCCGCACGGCTGTCTACCTCGAAAAACCATGGTCGTTGTCACTTTATCGTCAATCGCTTGACCGCATCGACCGCAGAGCCAACACCGACCCTGCCCTGATCATCACCATTGACGCGGAGAACTCCGTTGATCAACTCGTCAACGCTCTTTTGCGTAAGAGACAGGGGGTAATGGACGCCCTCACAATCAATGACGACAAGCTTGTGGCCATGGGCAAAGAAGAACTCTTGAAGTACCTTCAGTAGAATTGAGGCGAGGAGGGAGTGGATGTTTGAGCCAACGGGTTTCGGTGCTGGAATTTTCTCGAAGCGGTATGCAGTCAACGGCACTGAATCGTGGGCGGAAGCAGCCAGACGGTGGGCGGGTTTTGTTGCGACATGCGAAGAGAACGGGAAGGTCCGAGAGTACACAGACAAATTCTACGAGATCATCGTCAACGGCTTTTTCATGCCGGGCGGGCGGATCGCCTACGCTGCTGGTCGTCCGAAGGGGCAATTGCTCAACTGTTTTGTGACCCCTACCTCAGATAGCCGAGAGGGCTGGGCACAGACCGCCTCTGACTCCTTGATCATCAGCGGGACCGGCGGTGGAGTCGGCATCAATTGCTCACCCATCCGTCCCCGAGGCTCTGTGATCCACGGGCACGCCGGCAAAGCAACAGGCTCAGTCAGCCTCATGGAGATCATCAACGCCATCGGTGAGGTGATCCGTGCTGGCGGTGGGCGCCGCACGGCCCTCATGCTGTGCCTGAACCACGATCACCCCGACATCCCAGAGTTCCTCGACAAGAAACTCAACCTCGACAAACTCAACAACGCAAACGTCAGCGTCGTCTTTCAGAACGAGTCGCCTGAGAAATTCCTCCGCAAGGTGGAGAAGGATGAACTACACGAGTTTGTCTGGAACGGTGAAGTCGTCGGGTCGATGCCTGCACGGAAGTTGTGGGGGAAAATCATCGAAAACGCCATCCGGTGTGGAGAGCCTGGCATTTTGAACGGATGGCTAGCGAATCAACAGAACAACATTTACTACCACAAGCCCCTCATCTCCACGAACCCGTGCGGCGAAATCTGGCTGGAAGCCTACGGGTGCTGCGACCTGGGAGCCCTCGTCCTCCCCCGCTTCGTACGTGACGGACAATTGGACAGGCGACTTCTCGCCCAGGTCATCTCACTCGGTGTGCGGTTCCTTGACAATGTATTGGACGTGAACACGTACCCCCTGAAATCCATCGAGGACAACTGCAAAGAAGTTCGCCGCATCGGCATGGGGGTCATGGGTCTCCACGACATGTTGATCAAGCTGGGCATGAAGTACACCAGCACGGAAGCGAAGGAATACGTGGACGGTCTGTTCTCCTTCATCAAGAAGAAGGCCTATGAGGCGTCCATTTACCTCGCCGTCGAAAAAGGACAATTCCCTGCACTCGACCGGCACAAGTTCGTAGAGTCAGGCTTCTGCCAGGAGCATCTGAGTGAAGGCATGCGGGAGCGGATCATCCAGAACGGTATCCGTAACTGTGCGACAATGACCATCGCACCCACCGGGACGACCGCCATGGCTGCTTGTGTCTCTCCCAGCCTAGAACCCATCCCCGCTATCGCCTACTGGCGTAACTACCGCGACGGGGATGATCTCCGCCGAGAGCTTGTCGAGCATCCCCTATTCACTGAACTCAAGGACACCCCAAGCGCAAAACTGTTTGAGTCCGCAGTCGAGATTCCCGTCAAAGATCACATCGAGATGCAAGCCATCTGCCAACGACATGTAGACAACGCAATTAGTAAAACCATCAACCTCCCCCACAATTACACCGGAGCCGACCTAGACCCTGTGCTCCGCAAGTACATCGGACAACTCAAAGGCATCACGCTCTACAGAGATGGGTCGAGAGGAGATTCCCCAATCGAGTCGATTTCTGTTGAGGAAGCCCTTCAGCTACAATCATGCCCGAGCGGCGTCTGCGATGTCTAAGGAAACGGACGACTGGATGGCGGCGAGGAGGGTGAAGCCCAATACTGCAAAAACCCTAGAGTACGCACTCAAGTACGCAAAGAAAGGTTGGAGAGTTATCTGGTCACACTGGCCCATCGGGACAGGTGCAACCGCGAAGTGCTCCTGCGGCGTAACGGACCGCGACGCCAACGGCAAGGAACAGCACTCAGTCGGGAAGCATCCCGGACGCGAGTGGCAGATACACGCCACGACGGACGAAGGGGCACTCCGCTCTTGGTTCGAAATGAAGCCTGATGCGAACGTGAGCATAGTCACGGGAGAAGAGTCAGGCATCTTTGTGCTCGACATAGACCCCCGCAGCGGTGGGTTACAGACCATCGTCGAGTTGACCACGAAGCGCGGACTGCTCCCAAAGACCCCCACCTTCCTCACTGGCAGTGGCGGCCTCCACCATCTCTTCAAGCACCCGGGTGGTTACGTCCCCACCAAGAGCAACATCGGTCCCGGCCTCGATATCCGAGGTAACGGAGGACAGATCATCGCCCCACCATCGCGGAACCCAAATGGCTACTACGATATTGATCCTGAAAGCGGGATCGACGTGGAAGTAGCAGAAGCCCCGCATTGGCTGCTTGCCCTCATCTCCGCGAACACGATCAAAGACGACGACCCCTTCAAAAAGACCCGCTTCGACATACAGGCCGCACTCCAAGGTGTGCCGGGTGGACAACGCGACGAGACGATCTTCAAACTCGCTTGCACCCTCCGTGATCGAGGCATCCCTGAAGATGTCGCCCTC